CTAATAGCATTGCGATCATAATAATTGCATCAATAGTAGATTAAGTGGCTGTAGAATAATAGTAGCCAGCAATTAATGTGGCAGCAATCAGTACAGGTAATTCTTTTTTAAGAATTTTAGAATGTATTGTGAGTGGTATAAATAGTGCTGTTAAACCTAAAATCAGTGCAATATTTGCAATATTTGACCCTAGCGCATTACCAATTGCAAGTTCTGGTTTCCCTTCTAAAGAGGCAATGCTGGCTATAAGCATTTCTGGAGCTGATGTGCCAAAGCCAATAATGGTAATACCAATAACTAGTGTACTTACATTAAGGTGAGATGCAATCGAGGCAGCACCATCAACAAACTTGTCTGAGCTATAAACAAGTAAAATAATAGATGCTATAACAGCAAGAGAAAATAGGATCATAGGTGATTTTATAAAGGTTAGTCGAGTTCGTCGAGTTCGTCGGGCGAAAGCCCCGTGAGGTTGGAGATGAGCGTAAGCTCCCGCTCCACCTTGTCCTCGATCTTCGAGACCGCCCGCATGTCGCGCACTTTGGGCGGCCGCATCGTGATCTTCCTGCCGTTTGCCTCGATCTGTTTCATCCCGCCCCCTTACATGACATGGCTGCGCAGCGTTTCGTACTTGTCGGCGCCGTTGATCTTGCAGACGTAGTTGGGGATGTCGATGTTGTACATCTCCTTGCCGTCCACTTCCAGCCGGTAGGTCTGCACGTTGAGATCGAGGGCGATGCTGTCGACGTCGCCGATCTTGCCGCCGAACTCCTGCTCGCTCACCCACGCGCCGAGTTCGACGTAGATCGCTTTTTTGCTTTGGCGGTCGCGGGCGCTCTTTTTGATGACGAAGGTGGCGATTTCATGATCGCGCTTGCTGATCGCCTCCCAAATTACGGCGTTGTATTCGCCCACCTCGATTTTCGCCTCGATCGGCTCGAGAAGCCCCGTGTCGACGTTGCGGCCGTTGACCTCGGTCTGTTTGAACTTGACCTTGGGAAGCTCGATATCCTTGGTCGTGCCGATAAAACCGTAGCCCTGCACGAAGACCTCCTGCCCGATGAGCATGTTGATGAGATTTTGTACCATTCTTCACTCCTTTCAGATGCTGTTGACCCACTCGATGAACGCGTCGTTCCAGTCGTCGCTGAAGACCAGATCGAAATTGAGTTCGCGAATGGCGGGCATGTTGGCGGTTTTGAGCACGAAGGTGAATTTTCCGGCCGTGACGTCGCTGCGGTTCGCGTCGAGATAGATTTCGTACCCCAGGGCGATTTTCGCGCCGGTGAGCTTTCGGAAAAACTCGCTGCAGGTCTTTTTGACCCAGATCAGCTGGTCGGCGCTGCGGTCGCGGGCCCACTTGTTGGCTTCGATGATCGCTTCGAGCCAGCGGTAGAAGGCCCGCACCCGCTCCAGGCTCTGCCAGATCGGGTCGATGTCGGTCGTCTCGAAGCCGTAGCTCCGCCAGCCCACATCCTGCACGATCGCGCCGATGCCGTGCTGGCGCATGCGTCTGGCTTCGCAATCCTGGCCGTCGAAATACTCGATGACACGCTCGCTGCCGCTGACGCCCTTGACGATGCGGTTGGAGTGGCTTCGCGCGTAGCCGAATTCGTCGAACCCGTTGTCGCCGCCCGCATCCCAGTAAGCGATCAGCCCGGCGATCAGGGCGGAAGTGGGATAGAGGCGTCCTTCGGCTTTGCTGCGCCCGCGGTAGAGCAGCAGATAGCGGCTGCCGAAATTCTGGGCGAAGTTGAGGGTTTCCGCCTCGTTGGCGGCGTTGACGTCCACGATCGCCGTGGCCCGGAATTTCGCGGCAATGCTGTCCATCTTCGCCGCCACGTCCACGTCGTAGGAGTATTCCGGGCATATGACGAGGTTGGGCCGCGTCAGGATGTTTTCGTCGAAGGGCGCGGTTTTGAGCGTGTCGAGCCCGGAGAGCACGTTGTCTTTGACGGCGTCGCCGTCGGGCACGAACTTCACGACGATTTTGGTGTTGACGTTCTGCAGCGCGATCGCGTTGGCCGTTTTGTAGGCCAAATCGTCATCCGTCGCGCCGTTTTCTTCGAGGTAGCCCTTCATGGCGTCGGCGTTGTTGAAGACGCGGAAGGTCGTGTCGTTCTTGAAGGGCACGACGATGCCGATGGGGGTCGTGGCGTCCACGATGACGGGGCGGGCGGCCTGGACAGAAATGCCGCCGTTGATGCCGAAATTGAGATTCATTTACCGCTCCTTTTTTTCTTGTTCTCGCTCTCTTTGGCCTCCTCGACCACGCCCCGCGCTTCGAGGGCCTTGAAGGTCGCCTTGTCGAATACCGCCTCGGCGCCCTTTGGGTAAAAGGTGCCGTTGAGGCTGAAGGTTTTAAGGAATTTCGCTCGCATTTTCGCTCCTTACAGGGGGTATTCCGGGAACTGCGGCTCCCGGTTTTCCGCGATCGCCGCTTTGAGCTCGGCTTTGCATCGCTGCACCCACGTGACGCGGATGCCGACCTTGACGAGCTGGACATAGGCCTCTTTGTGTTCTTCGGATACGTCGCCTACCACCTCATCGATACTCTCGCCGCCGAAAAACCGTTCGATCCTCGCGACGATGTCGCTTTCGAGGTTCGCGACGCCTGCGGATTTCAGGAGATTTTCGTAGTAGAGTTTGTCGGCGAGATCCGAGTTTTGTTTGTTTTGCGGGTAGTAGTGATAGATAAAAACACTGATGCAAGATTCAAGCAGTGTTTTTTTATTTTCTGACGGGTTCGCTTCCGCTTCATATTTCATGTTTTCCATTTTCCTGCTCCTTAAATAATTCTTTTTAAAACAAGCGTCACTTCAATGTTTTCTGTAGCTGTTCTATCGCCTTCGTTCAGATAAAAAAGTATCTGATTATGCTGCGTATATTTATTACCAGTGGACAAACTTCGTGCTTGAACTTTTACCTGCGCACCATTAAAGGCATGTGAACTTCTCACAATCGGCAAATCTTCAAGTAGACTGTTATTTGTATGTCCATAGTGAGAATATAAGAAACCTACATTTGCGGGCCAAACGCCACCGCCTTTTCCAGCAGTCGAAAAAAGGATATTTCCAATATAAATACCTCCTGAGATCCCGCCATCTCCATATTTCAAACTTTCATTGTTCGCGCCGTCGAAGAGGATGATATAAGAGCTTTTGTTCTCAGCATCCAAGTCTCTTGGGTTCCAAAGAACGCTTCCGTCAAGCTTTACGCCCTCAGGAATTATTTTTTTGAAACGATAGTCGTAGGCAATTTGATGAACTTTTAGATTGCTTTTCCACGCATCGAAATCTGAAGCGATCTTCGCGCGGTTCGCCACGTTGACGGTTCTCTTGACGCCGTTTTCGTCGACATACTCCAGCGCCACATCTTTTGGCGTCGGGTTGTAGTGCAGGTCGTAGAAGTTGCGATAGACGTTCGCGGCGTTGCTTACGACGTCCGTCACCTTCTGACTGATTTCGGTGAGGTTGATACCCATGGTTGCTCCTTATAGTTTGAGATAGGTTTTGACGGCGGCGATCTCTTTGGCGTTTTCGAGCGTTGCCGCCGCGCTCGATGCGCTCAAGTCCAGGATCGCAAGATCCGCCTCCCGCAGCCGACGCTCGTGCTCTTCGGCACGCGCCCGCAAGTCGGCGACGGCGGCGGTCGTGTCGCGTTTGAAGGCGTAGTGGTCGGCGACGGCCGCCTGGACGATCGCCCCGTCCCGCGCATCTTGCAGCACTTGCGCCCCGAGCGACGCCGCCGTATCCAGCAGCGCCAATTCCTGCTCCGTCTCGTAGAACGGGAGGTAGGAGAACTCCAGCAGTTCCCCGGCGCCCCGGTAGCGCAGCTGGATCTTGAAAGTCTGGCGCAACATCGGCGGAAAGGGGAAAGGCGGCGTCGCGATCATGAAGAGCGTGCCGTCATCCAGCAGCAGTCCGGCGCTTCTTGTGTAATGCGTCGCCTCTTCCGGCGGCACGTCGCAGACGAACTCCACCGTGTCGTCGTCGATCTGGGTATAGAGCGAAACGTCTTTCTCGATCCATCCGTTCAGCGCCGTGCGATTTGGATCGAGCGCGATCTCTTCTTCGCTGAAGACGAAGCGCGCAACTTTGACGCGCTCTCCCGTGGTGTTCGCCTCGAGCAGCGCCCAGATGCCGGACGCCGTGACGAGGCTCTTTCCAAGCGGTTCCATCATTCCTCCTTGCAGATTGCGTATGCGCGGGCCTCGCCCGCACATGCGGCGGCTTGGTACACGGCTGCGCGGCTTCGGCTCACGAGTCCGACGGCCCGCGTGCCGGCCGACGCCTCCCCGACGCCCGCGCATGCCGTGACGCACTCTGCCGAAACCATGTAGGCCAACCGCACTTCGCCGAGCTTGGACCTGGCGTTTTTCGCGAAGGCGATCAACGCCGTCACCTCGGCAAGAAGCTCATGGGAGATGGGGCGGTCGGAAACCGACAGATCGACGTCGAAAAGATAGGGATCCTTGCCGCTGTCGAACCATTCGATCACATCGGGCTCCAGCCCGAACGCTTCCATGACCTTTTTGACCGCCGCGACGGTGCCGAGTTTCGGATAGTGCCGCCGCGCATAGTCGATCAGCTCGCGGTCCCTCGGCTCGAACTTCCTGAAACGTTCCGCGCCGAAGCTTTCTGCAAGCAGACCCAAAAACGTTTCATCGATCTCGATGGGGTCGGCGAAGTAACGTGCTTTTTTGTTCTCTTTCGCGATTTCGCCGATCCACTCCGCGCCTGCCGCCTCCAGCGCCTGCAGGATCGGGTCGATATTGGTCGGCAGCAGCGTTTCAGAGCTCATCGCCCACTCCGTAGCCGATGTTCACGTTTCTCAAAACGGCGATCGACTCGCTGTCGATCTTGACGTTTCCAGAAGGCATGTCGATCCGCACGTCGCGCACGCCCTCGATCATCAGCGCGTCGATGATCTTGGCCAAGCTGACATCCTTGCCGATCTTCGGCTCGGCAAATGTGCGGCGGAGGTTTTCGACCGCCGAGAGATAGACCTTCGCAGCGTCGGCACTGTCGGATATCAGCAGCGTGCCGTTCACGTCGAGCGGCACTTCGACGGCTCTCGAAATTTCGACCTTATCCGTCAGCGGCCGCACCGTTTCGTCGTTGAGCGCTCTTTCGACCCTCTCTTGCATCGCATCGTCCATCACGGGTGCCCAATAGACCACCCGCACCACGCCGGGATTGGGTGAAAAGACCGCGACGTCCTCGATGCGTTCGTCGGCGCCGAGCGCATAGCCCCTGTAGGTCAAGGCGCTGCCCGCCGTGGATTTGCGGGCCAGGTTGGCCAGGATTCTTTCGCGAAACCGCTCGTCCTCCTCCGGGTCGCTGCCGTCCTCGAAAGGGCCGAGCTGCTCGACCTTGAGGTAGGGCAGCGGCGTAGCCTGGATTTCGCACGCGACATCCAAAAAAGCAACCTCTTTTTCAAGCTCGATCGGAGCCTCTTTTTCGGTCTCTCCGGGCTCGAAGCGCACCTGTTGCGTCAAGCGCGCCCGGTACAGCCCGGTTTCGTCAAGCAGCAAGAACCCCTCCGGCACCGTCACCGCATAAGGAAGCGGCACAAGGAGTGTAAATCGCGCCGAAGTCCTCGGCCGGGCGCCGCGGATGCGATCCATCCCGTAGAGCGTCGTCGCCAGTGCGTCCAGATCGCTGCCGGTGGCGGTCGGCAGGAAAAAGGCCCTCGCCAACGCGTTGAACTCAGCGCGCAGATAGAGCTCGCGATACGCCAGCGCCCGCAGCACCAACATGGCCGTATCGCCCTCGGCCGGGCGCCATGTCGGGACCATTTCCGACACCTGCGCCTTCATCCGCTCCAGAATCTCGTCATAGGAGAGCTCTTTGACGACTTTGGGGATCATCTGGGCGCCACCTCCACCGCGATCTTGAATGTCTCGTAGCTGTCGGGTCGCACATCGACCCGGCTGCACCGCACCCTGTCGACCCAGCGGTCGATCGCCTCGTGGACATACTCGATGGCCAGCAGCTTCGTGCGGTCGTCGAAGCTTCTGTCGCGCAGTTCATAGAGCCTGCTGCCGTATTCTGGGTTCATCGGGACGCTTCCTCTCCTCGTGATCAGCACCCTGCGGATCTCCTCGGCCACGTCGACGATGTAGCCGTCCTCGTCCGTGGGCGCGCCGACGACCTCGACGATCATGCCCCGTCTCCGATGTAGACGTCGGGGCTGCCGGAGGCCTGGGTGCTGCCGCAGCTGACGGGGTCGCCGACTTTCTGGGCGCTGAGGCCGTTGACGAAGACGGTGTTGGCGCCCGCCATCGTGCCGCCGATTCTCGTCATCGCCGTCATATTTCCTCCTCATTCAGATGGATCGTCGAGCCGTCGATGTCGATGTCGCCGCCCGCTTCGATCTTGATCTTTCCGGGTGCCTTCAAGCGCAGATCGGCGCCGTCGCTCTCGAAGCGTACGCCGCCGATCTCGACGATCACGTTGCCGTCGTTCGCGCCGCCCGGCTCTCGGTTGCCCTTGTGGTAGATGCCTGGCAGCACCAGGCCGAAATCGCCCTCACCGAACGGAAAGAACACCGCAACCTGCTGGCCTATGCGGATCGGCATCCACACTTTCACGAAGTCACTGTTCCAAAGAAGCACCGGCAGGAAGTCGCTCACCCGCCCGTCGAGCTCCACTCTCGCCAGGGCGAGCCCTTCGTCGCTTTTGATCTCGCACACCTTGCCGAGGGTGACGAGGTTGGATATGCGGCGAAAGGCTTCCTGCGCATCCGCTTCCATCACATCTCCCAGTTTCTGGTGTAATATTTCACCGAAAGCACGATCCTCGCGGCGCCGACGACGCTTTCGTTCTGTTCGATCCACATCTCGACACCCTCCACGGATTGATATTCGCCGAGGTATTCGCCATCGCCCGCGGGCGCGCCGACGACCCGCAAAACATCCGACACCTTTTTCCGTAGCGATTCGGCTGTCGAATGTTCGTCGGATGCGTAGATTTCCACTTCGATCTTCAGCGTATGTTCGCTGCTGCCGCCGACGCGATCGTGTGCGATGTCGTCTTCGGTGTCCTTGACGACGATGGCGGGAAGGTCGTGTTCGGCAAGCGGCGTGACGAGCCACTCGAACGCGTTGGGCTCCCAGTCGTAACCTGCGGCGCGGGTGATTCTTTTCAATCTGGCTTTGAGGGTGTCGATGATGGCTTGCCGTTGCATGGGTATATTTTCACGAAAACGGCGAAAAAAGTAAGGGAGCGAAAAGAGGTGCTAA